TGACCATCCACAGATGGTTTGCAAACAAAAGCTGTCCCGGCAACTGGATGTATGCCAGGATGGGCGATCTTGCGGAGAAGGTCACGGCGGCTCTCGGTAGTGGTACCGATGGTGCCAATGGTTCCACAACTACACAGGGAACACAGGCTTCTGCCTTTTCCGGGCTTTCCGAGGCGGATGTTGTAAAGAGTGTGGGAACAATGTTTACCGCGGACCAGAAGAAAACGGGCATCCTCGCATCGGTTTCGATGGCGCAGTTCATCCTCGAATCCGGCTACGGCAAGTCGGAACTGGCGCAGAATGCCAATAATGTGTTCGGCATGAAATGCTCCCTCTCCGGCAACACCTGGAGCGGTTCGACCTGGGACGGCAAAAGCAAGTACACCAAGCAGACGAAGGAGCAGCATACGGACGGCAGCTACGAGACGATCACGGCGGACTTCCGCAAGTATCCGTGCATGGAGGACTCCATCGCCGACCACAGCGCGTATCTACTGGGTGCGAAGAACGGCAGCAAACTCCGCTATGACGGTCTGAAGGGCTGCACTGACTACAAGAAGGCTGCGCAGATCATCAAGGACGGCGGGTATGCCACGAGTCTTACTTACGTGGAGAACCTCTGCTCAATTATCGAGCGGTGGAACCTTACGCAGTTCGATGTAAAAGAGAGCGAGACGGCTATTGCCTGGTACCGTGTCCGTAAGACCTGGGCTGATTCCAAGACACAAAAAGGCGCATATAAGATTTTAGAGAACGCCAAGAAGTGCGCTGATGCCAATCCGGGATATAGTGTGTTTGATGTAAACGGTGTAAACGTCTACACACCGAAAACAACTACTCCAAACGCGCCGGATGTTCCGTTCCTCGTGCGGATCACCATCACCGACCTTAATATCCGCAAAGGGCCTGGAACGGATTATGACAGGACGCAGTTCATTCCCGTGGGTGTGTACACCATCGTGGAGGTGAAGTCCGGCAAAGGATCAGCCACCGGTTGGGGACGGCTGAAGAGCGGCGCGGGCTGGATTAGTCTCGACTTCGCCACGAGGATTTAATCGGAACACGAGAACACATAGGAACAGCAAATTCCTATCTCTCCGTATATAATACACATTTTTTATATACCCTATTTTCGTTCACGAAATTTATGTTGTAATAGGATTTTTCGTGTTCCTCGTGTTCCAACCGTTGAAAATAAAGGATTATTCGGAACAGGTACGGCCTGTGGGTGTCTCTTCGGAGAGCCTGCAGGCCGCTTTTTTTATGCCATAACGGTGGGGGTTGAATTTCTCGGTAGTGAGTGAGGGAGATACCACAAGACCTATCCCTCGGAAGGAGCCGAGAGAATATGACCGATAATCAGAAAGCGCAAATCATCAAACTCCGTGCGGCTGGAAATGGCTACGGCAAGATTGCCCAGACGCTTGGCATATCGCTGAACACAGTAAAGTCTTTCTGCCGCAGGAACGATATCAACGGGAACACTGCAATCGAGCCTTCCGTAACGCTCACCGGCGAAACAACAGCCTGTGAGAATTGCGGTCGGGAGATTCAGCAGATCGCCAAGCAGAAGAAAAAACGCTTCTGCTGCGACAAGTGCCGTAACGAGTGGTGGAACAGCCATCTCGACCAGGTGAAGCGTAAGGCGGTCTACGATTTCAGATGCCCGCACTGCGGTAAGGAGTTCCACATTTACGGGGACAGGCGCAGGAAGTATTGTAGCCATGAATGCTACATCGCCGACCGTTTCAAAGGTGGTGACGGCGATGAATAAAGAAGACTTCCGCAACGAAAAGCTCTATCAGACCACCATGCACCTTGCCAGGAAGATGCTCGAAGAAGGCATTATTTCCGAGGAGGAGTATCGTCAGATTGATACAATTTTCCTTGAGAAATATAAGCCTGTTTTCGGCACATTATTCTCGGATATATCGTTGACTTCCGGGGCGTAAAGAGTGATGTATAGTGTCGGAAAGGAGTGATTTCATGGCAAAAATCACAAGGGTCGAACAGGCAGTGCCGACCATAAAAACGAAGAAAAAAGTCGCTGCCTATGCTCGCATCTCGATGGAATCGGAACGCATGAACCATTCCCTCTCCGCACAGATCAGCTACTACAGTTCCCTGATACAAAAGAATCCTGACTGGCAGTACGCAGGCGTGTTCGCGGACGATGGGATCAGCGGCACTGGCATAGCCAAGCGCGATGAATTCAAGCGTATGATCGAAGCCGCCAACAACGGCGAGATCGACATCATCCTTACGAAATCAATCCAACGGTTCGCCAGGAACACGGTGGACCTGCTGGAGACGGTGCGGCACTTGAAGGATATCGGCGTGGAGGTGCGGTTCGAGAAAGAACACATCAATTCCATGAGCGGTGACGGCGAGTTGATGCTGACCATCCTCGCATCTTTCGCACAGGAAGAAAGCCGCAGCCTTTCGGAGAACTGCAAATGGGGCATCAGAAAGCGTTTCGAGAAAGGGATACCGAACGGACACTTCCGGGTGTACGGGTACCGCTGGGAGGGAGATGACCTGGTCATCGTGCCGGAGGAAGCGGAAATTGTGAGACGCATCTTCCGGAACTTCCTGGACGGCAAGTCGAGACTGGAAACGGAGCGGGAGTTCGCCGCCGAAGGCATCACTACAAGAGAGGGATGCCGCTGGGTGGATTCCAACATCAAGGTGGTTCTCACAAACGTGACCTACACGGGAAACCTTCTCCTGCAGAAGGAATTCATATCCGATCCCATTTCAAAGCAGCGGAAAAAGAACAAGGGACAGCTTCCGCAGTACTATGTGGAGGACACACATCCCGCCATTATCGACAAAGAAACCTTCGATTATGTGCAGTCAGAGATTGCGCGGCGCAAGGAACTGGGACCGAGGGCAAACAAGAGCCTGAACCTCACCTGCTTTTCGGGAAAGTTGAAATGCCCGTTTTGTGGAATCAGCTATGCCCACAACAAGCGCACGGACAGAGGGTTCATGGAGTATTGGGCTTGCGGATCACGGAAGAAAAAGGGCGGCCGGTGTCCGGTCGGCGGCAGCATCAACCACGAGAATCTGAAAAAGGCGTGTGCCGAGGTACTCGGATTGGAAGAGTTCGATGAGGATGTATTCAGCGAGAAAGTGGATTTCATCAATGTGCCGGAACGGTATGTACTGGAGTTCCATCTGAAGGACGGCGGCATTGTCACGAAGGACTGCCCGAACACGGGACACCAGGATTGCTGGACGGCTGAGTACAGAGCGAAAACCTCCGAGAAACGCAGGAAGAAACCGAACTGCAAAGGCTCTTCCGTCATGACGGGGAAAATCAAGTGCGCCGTCTGCGGATGCAATTTCCGCAGGGCTTCACAGCCGTCAGCCACCTCGGAAAGCGGTAAGGCGTTCTACTGGCGGTGCGCGGAGCGGAACGGCTGCGGTACGGTCGGCTTGCGGGAGGATGTGCTGAAGCCCTTTATAGCGGAGACGCTCGGCATTCCCGAATTTGACGATGCCGAGTTTGAAAAGCGGATAGACCATATCGATGTGCTTTCCGCATCGGAGATGGTTTTCCATTTCAAGGACGGCGGTACGGTCGGACGCACATGGGTGCAGCCGAAACGGGTAGGCAGGCCGTGGACGGATGAGCAGAGAACCAAATTCAAGGAATCCATCAAGGGAGCGTATACGCCTGAAAGGCGGCAGCAGATGAGCGAACACATGAAGCAATTACGGAAGGAGCGTGGGAAAGCATGGCGCAAAGAAAAGTAACGGCGATACCGGCTACCATCAGCCGATATACATCCGCGCCGATCAACAGCACGAAGAAACGCCGCGTTGCCGGATATGCCCGCGTTTCGACCGACCACGAAGACCAGAGCACGAGCTACGAGGCGCAGGTCGATTACTACACCAACTACATCAAGAGCCGGGACGATTGGGAGTTCGTTGCCATATACACGGACGAAGGAATCTCCGCAACGACCACCAAAAAGCGCGAGGGCTTTAAGACGATGATCGCCGATGCCCTTGCCGGGAAAATCGATCTCATCATCACCAAGAGCGTGAGCCGTTTCGCAAGGAACACGGTGGACAGCCTTACCACGGTGCGAAAACTTAAAGACGAGGGCATCGAGATTTATTTTGAGAAGGAAAACATATGGACGCTGGATTCCAAGGGCGAGTTGCTCATCACTATCATGTCGAGTCTTGCCCAGGAAGAGAGCCGTTCCATTTCTGAGAATGTTACCTGGGGACAGCGCAAGCGCATGGCGGACGGCAAGGTCAGCTTTGCATACAGTCGCTTCCTCGGTCTGGACAAGGATAAAGAAACGGGCAAGATCGTGGTCAATCCCGAACAGGCGGAGACGGTGCGGCTCATTTTCCATCTTTTCCTTGAGGGCATGACGCCGCATTCCATCGCCGCGGAACTGACGAGCAGGGGCATCAAAACGCCTGCGGGCAAGGATGTGTGGAACCAACAGACGGTGCGCCGGATGCTCTCGAACGAGAAGTACAAGGGAGATGCCCTTTTGCAGAAGGAGTTCACGGTGAACTTCCTGGAGAAGAAAATGAAAAAGAACGAGGGCGAGGTCCCGCAGTATTATGTGGAGGGCAACCACGAGGCGATCATCAGCCCTGCGGTGTTCGACATGGTGCAGGCGGAACTTGCCAAGCGCACGAAGGGCGGTTCACGGTACAGCGGCGTGAGCATCTTCTCCAACAAGATAAAATGCGCCGACTGCGGCGGCTGGTACGGCTCGAAGGTCTGGCATTCCACGGACAGGTACCGCAAGGTCATCTACCGCTGCAACCGAAAGTACAACGGCGATAAGTGCCAGACTCCCCACGTCACGGAGGACGAGGTCAAGGCGGCGTTCATATCGGCGTACAACCAACTGGTCACGGAAAAGAAGGAAATCATCGCCAATGCGGAGATCATCCGCAGGACGCTGTGCGTAACCGATGCCCTGCAGAAAGAGAAAAGTAAGCTGGAGGAAGAGATGGCGGTGCTTGTGGAAATGACGCAGAACATCGTGGCGGAGAACGCCCGCGTTGCACAGGATCAGGACGAGTACCAAAAACGCTATGACGGACTGGTCAAGCGGTACGATGAAGCCAAGGCTCGGTACGATGCAGTGATTGCAGCTATCTCCGCAAAGGAAGCGCAGAGCGAACGGCTGGCGAACTTCATCAAGACGCTGAAAGCACAGGCCGGCACCATCAGCGACTTTGACGGCAGCCTTTGGGGCGGCATGGTCGAGTATGTCACGGTGGGCAGGGACAAGGAAATCACGGTCACCTTCCGGGATGGAACTGAAATTCAGAGCTAAAAAATTTTAGAATCATTCTCAAATCTATTGACGAAAGGCCTTGCAGGTGGTACAATTGGGAATAGTTCTCATATTCGTGCAAGGAGGAGCTAATGAATTCACGGTCAAAGTACAAAACGAAGCAACGGGAAATATTGCTTGATTACTTCAAATTGGTTCCGGGAGTTCATATAACTGCAAGCGATGTTTGTGATTACTTAAAGGAACATGGTGCGCCAATAGGAAAATCAACGGTCTATCGCCAACTGGAGAGCCTTGTTGATGAAGGTGTCATCAACAAATATATCATTGACGGAAACAGTCCGGCCTGTTTTGAATATGTAGGTTCGGACGATCATGCGGATACAGATCTATGTTACCATTGCAAGTGCGAGAAGTGCGGTAAGCTGATCCATTTGCATTGCGATGAAATTGAGGAGATGCAGATACATCTGTTTTCAGAGCATCGGTTTAAGATGAATCCCATGCGTACCGTGTTCTATGGTCTGTGTGAGCAATGTCTGTGAGCATAGAACAATAATAATGCAGGAAGGAGGGAACGGCAATGCCGCATTTGCACATTATGAAAAATAAAAGACTTGCTGCCGGCATCATAGCTTTTTTGATGCTTTTTATCATGCTGTTCTCTGCTTCATTTATAGCTATCGAAGCTGACCACGACTGTACAGGCGAGGAATGCCCAATTTGTGCCTGTATTGCACAGTGCGAGAATACTCTTCATCAAATTGGCGATGGGGTAGTTGTTCAAGCGGCTGTTATTGTCCCTGTTGTCTTTATGCTAATTCTTGCGTTTCTGCTTGCGACTGATTTTCCGAAGGAAACGCTTATCTCAAGAAAAGTCCGTCTGAATAATTAAAAAGGCCTCCGTCAAGGGTGAACTGTGCCTGTTTTGGGGCACATCGCTTCTCCCTTGTATTTTTGCGTCCAAAATCAAAAATACGGAGGTTTTTATTGTGAAAAAATATCTTTCTATTCTTATTGCCGCCATTTTGATGGTTGGCTGCCTTTCTGCGTGCAGCTCCGGGAACAAGCAAACTGCAGCAAACAATGACAAAACTCAAGTCGTAACAACGATTTTCCCAGAATACGATTGGGTGATGAATATTCTTGGTGAGAATCCTGCCGGAGTCGAAGTCACCATGCTCCTCGATAGTGGTGTTGACCTTCATAGCTATCAGCCAACAGCAGACGACATCTTAAAAATATCCACCTGTGATCTGTTCATCTATGTCGGAGGAGAATCTGATGAATGGGTGGATGACGCTCTACAGGAAGCGACGAACAAGGACATGATCGTGATCAACCTGCTGGATGTTCTTGGCGATTCTGTCAAGGAGGAAGAAGTAGTCGAAGGAATGCAGGAAGAAGAACACGATCATGATTACGAAGAGGGCGATGAGCATGACGAAGATGAACATGAGTATGAGGACGGCGAAGTTGAATACGATGAACATGTTTGGCTGTCGCTAAAAAATGCATCGGTTTTAGTCCAGAAGATATCCGATGCCATTCAGACAATTGATCAGGATCATGCAGATACCTATAAAACGAACACTTCAGCCTATATAGAAAAACTGAATACTCTCGATGCGCAGTATCAGGAAGCGGTCGATGGCGCATCCTTCCATACGCTGCTTTTTGGTGACCGTTTTCCGTTCCGATATTTTGTTGATGATTACGGGCTTGACTATTATGCAGCTTTTGTAGGCTGTTCTGCGGAAACCGAGGCCAGCTTTGAAACCATTACTTTCCTTGCCGGAAAGGTCGATGAGCTTTCCCTGCCTGCGGTTATGACCATTGAGGGAACTGACCATCGGATTGCAGAGACAATCGTTCAAAACACACAGTCGAAGAACCAGCAGATTCTCACAATGGATTCCATGCAGTCTACCACGGCGAGAGATGTTCAGAACGGCACTACCTATCTTTCTGTTATGGAAACCAACCTGTCCGTCTTAAAGAATGCATTGAACTAAGGAGGCGGACATATGGCTTTACTCACCATTCAGAATCTGTCGCTTGGTTATGATTCGCACGCTATTGTGGAGAACCTCAACTTCTCTGTAAACACGGGAGACTATCTTTGCATCGTGGGAGAGAACGGTTCCGGCAAAACCACGCTTATGAAAACCCTGCTCCATCTGCAGGAGCCGGTCAGCGGTCAGATTCTGATTGGTGACCGGCTGAAGAAAAACGAAATCGGCTATCTGCCACAGCAGACAATCGTTCAAAAAGATTTCCCTGCATCCGTGAGAGAGATTGTTCTCTCCGGATGTCAGGGACGCTGTGGACTTAGACCATTCTATAACAAGAATGAGAAACAGCTTGCAGAAGATAATATGGAACGCATGGGCATATCCGCTCTTAGAAACCGCTGCTATCGGGAGCTCTCAGGCGGCCAGCAGCAACGGGTGCTTCTTGCGAGGGCACTGTGTGCGACCAGAAAAGTTCTGCTGCTTGATGAGCCGGTATCAGGACTTGATCCTAAAGCAACTGCGGAGATGTACTCTTTGATTGCCGACTTGAATCATGAGGGTATCACCATCATAATGATTTCCCATGATATTGCTGCGGCGGTGCGCTATGCCAGCCATATTCTTCATATTGGGACAACCGTGTTCTATGGAACAAGAGATGAGTATATGGAAAGCGATGCCGGGAAGTTCTTTCTGATGCAGCAGAAAGGCGGTGAAGCGTAATGCTTGATAAACTTGCTCTGTATCTGGAGTATCCGTTCGTTAGGTACGCACTGATTGTCGGAGTCCTGATTGCACTTTGCTCCTCGCTCCTGGGCGTTACGCTTGTGCTGAAAAGATTTTCATTTATCGGGGATGGGCTGTCCCATGTCGCATTTGGAGCGATGTCAATTGCAGCCGTTTTGAATCTGACCAATGATATGATGCTGGTGCTGCCGATCACGATCATCAGTGCGATTCTTCTTTTGAGAACGGGGCAAAATGCAAAAATCAAAGGCGATGCCGCTATTGCCATGATTTCCGTGGGGGCGTTGGCGTTTGGATATCTTATCATGAATATCTTTTCCACGTCATCAAATTTGTCTGGTGATGTTTGCAGTACGCTGTTTGGCTCGACCTCAATTCTGACGCTTACACAGAAGGAAGTATGGTTATGTACGGTGTTGTCGATTGCGGTGGTTATCATCTTCTTCCTGTTTTACAACAAGATTTTCGCCGTGACATTTGATGAGAACTTTTCTAAAGCCACGGGGACAAATGCGAATGCCTATAATCTTCTCATTGCAATCGTCATCGCAGTGATTATTGTTCTTGCAATGAACCTTGTAGGCTCGCTCCTGATTTCCGCATTGGTTATTTTCCCGGCGTTGTCTGCTATGCGGCTTTTCCGGAACTTCAGAGCAGTAACCATATGCTCGGCGGTATTATCCGTGATATGCGCTTTTTTGGGGATCATCATTTCCATATTGGCGGGGACGCCGGTTGGTTCAACAATCGTAGCCGTGGATGTTGCGGCGTTTGCAGTCTGCTATATAGCAGGCATGATAATGGGAGGTGTTCGTAAATGAGAAAATGGATCAGTCTGCTCCTTTGCCTTACTGTGATAGTCACATTGGCAGGGTGCGGAAATAATAATTCTTCTGGCAAGGCCGGGAATCAGCCGGCTGGTGTAAACGATGTGCTCGAGGCAGGCATGGCAGAAGAGGACAGCAAAAAAGCTGATATAGAAACTCAAAGTGCTGAATCTGATAACAGTGAAAATCGGCAGAATGGTGTAAACGAGAACGCACCGGAGCCTGATCCGATTGATGAGTCTGAAATAGCTGCGAATAGCACAGAAGGCATCGATGTGGATTTAACTGCGCTATCCAGCACAATGGTATATTCCGAGGTTTATAACATGATGGTCACGCCGGAGAACTATGTCGGCAAGACAGTAAAAATGGATGGCATATTCGCCTCCTACCATGACGAGAGTTCTGACAAGTATTATTTTGCCTGTATCATTTCAGATGCGACAGCCTGCTGCTCTCAGGGTATAGAGTTTGTGCTGACGGATGGGTATTCCTATCCAGATGATTACCCGGAAGAAGGCGGAGATGTCTGTGTGGTAGGTGTTTTTGATACCTACCAAGAAGGCGGTTATACTTACTGCACTTTAAGGAATGCGAGACTTGTCTAACATTTTGAAACTCACGGATATATGTAAAGGGCACTCGGCTGCGGTCGATTGTCTTTTTTTTCGTTAAGGGGTAGAAATGTTCATAAATCCGCGGTATAATAAATAACACTGTGAGTGCAATAAACCAACAAAAATGTCGTTAGAAACAACAGAGGGATTGAAATATGGTCAAGAACAATTTTGAAGTCGATGTCAAAGTAAAATGCATCGAAGCTGATATGACACAGGCAAAACTCGGAGAAGAAGTCGGCACAACGGGTCAGTATGTGAATCGGCTCATCAAGAAAGGCGATTCCATCGTGAATAAGACATTTGTGCAGATGCTCGAAGTTCTCGGCTACGATATTCAGCTTACCTATGTGAAGAAGGAAGAATCAAAATGAAGCAGATTAAGAATTCGGAGTACGAGGAATTTCAGAAGTATCTCCACGATAAAAATAATGGTCGCATACTGACGCCGGACGGTTTGCGATTTATCTGTCAGGCGAATGACTACGATCCAGAAAAAACAGGTAAGCATATGCTTGAAGTGATGGCACGGCAGCAGAGCGAACAAACAAGAGTATAAATTGGAGTTTCACGAGGAGAACGCAATGTACGCACAGGCAGCAGTAAAACCGAATCCCTTACTCCGTAACGGTGCATACGGCATCGTTATGAGGGGTGTGCAAAAATGCACACGGGGGTGTTCATCGTTAAGGGGTAGAAATAGGCTGCCGTTATGTTGTATCAAATTAGACACGGCAACAGACCCGGCATGT